CTTGATCTAAATAAAATCTACAATTTGGAATAGACTGAACTGTCTCATAGTCTTTAGCTACAATAGAAAATCCACCTGCTTTAATTGCATACATTTTTATAAGATCATATGGATCTTTCTTTGGGTCTAAAAAGTAAGGATCATTCCCTACCTTTAAGTGTATCTTACTCCAGAATATATGATTATCTGGTTTTAAGATTTGAACTTTGTTCCAAAATTCTGGATCATCTATTTCAATTACATTAGATGCTAGATCTTTTTCTAGTTGGATAACAACAGTTCTAATTTCTTTTATTTTTGCTTTTCTTTCAGCATCTGGTAACATTTTAACTGCAGGAGCAAATTCATTTAATCCTGTTACATACCTTTTGATACCATTTAATTCAAGACAAGCTAGATCTTCCATATGATATACACCATCATGTAGTGTCATTCCATATTTTTCAAGACCCATGTTTTCTTTACCATCATCAAAGTAAGGACGTATTGCAATCTTTTGCTCTTTACCTGTTTGGTATTTTTCACTAATTGTGAAATCTTTTGATATTGTACTCATAATTTTTGTTTGGTTTTATTAATATTGTTGGTTTTAAGAAAGAAATAGGGAGGAGCACAAGGCTCCTCCTTCATTCATATTGTTAATTAAGACTAGAATGATCCTCCTGTTACAGGATTCTTCATTACAATCTTAAGAACTTTAGTAGGGTCCTTAACCCAAATAGCTGGCATAGTCTGTGTCATCATTACACGGTATCCATTGAAGTTACCTGATGATGCAAATCCTTGACTACGTCCCATATAATCCATAGTACCATTTTGGTAGAACCATTTTAATTGGTTATCCCAAGATAATTTTAACAAGAAGATATTATCTTGAACATTATCAGTTACATCAAAGATGATGAAACTATAAGAAGATAAAGGTCTTCCATCAATTAATGGATTCTCAATGTCATTAGTATGTAAGTTGTCAAACGCTGGGTTTAAAACAAATTGTACATTAGCTAAGAAAGGAATAATGTAAGATGTAAATGCATACCCAAAACCTAAGTCCATTGCATCACCTTTAACAATTCCTAAATTGTCTGCATTAATAACTGCACCACTACCTAAAGCACCAGTACCTGCTAATCCTGCAGCTTCAACTCTAATAGCTTCATTGATAAGTTTCATTCCTCCAATTCCTGTTTGTACTACTAAAGTACGTCCTGGATTTGGTCCTTCTAATTCAACTTTTCCTTGATAGAAATTGTAAAGTTCATTCTTAAACATGTCAAGATCAAAAGAAGCTTTATTATAAACTCTTTTAAATGAGTTGTCTAATTGTTTCCAAAGACCAACTGATAATCTAATATCATCTGGACCGTCTTGTTTAACTCTACCACCATGACCCCACATTAAGTAAGTCTCAATGTCATTTGCTACCTTAGTAAGGTGAGCAGCTTCCATAGATGTTAAGAATGTTCTAGAAAGTGAACCATTATCAAATGCTCTCTTTACATAATCTTTACCCATTGCAGATACCATTCCTTCTAATGTAGAAACTGAAGGATCAAGATTCTTATCAAAGTTTCTCCAGATCTCAGTAACTGGTACAGTACCATCAGCATTCATTCCACCTTTAAGCATTAAATCTGCTCTAGAAGAAATAGAATAGTGAACGTGTGCTTCAGCTCCTCCTACAAAGTTGTAGAATTCTCTGAATCCTGCTTCAGTAGTAATATCAGAGAATCTTTCTCCATATTCACCTCTAGCAGAACCTTTTCTAAAGAACTTAGTTCCTGCTACAAGATATTTAGTTGTATCTAATCCTGTATTACTTGCATTGTTTACAAGTTGTACAGTATAGATAAATCCATTACCTGCTGGTAATATATCATCAGCAGTAATGTATAATTCAAGTCCATTATACTTATCATAAGTAATAATGTCCCCATGTCCAAAGCTACGTTTAGAAAGTTTAATTCTAAATTTTTGCCCGTCTTTACCTACAACATCACCTGTTGTAAGATCATCAGTTACAAATGGTAAGTCAATTGCTACAGGTGTTTGCCATTTATATTCACCTCTTGCGTTGTCCACCATAATAGTGTTCTTACCACCGAAGGAAGCCATTTGGTATAAAGGCATTTCTACCTTTTGCGTCATTGCCCACAAATCCACTGGACCCATGTCCATTGGTTCTGCGTTACCAAGCATTCCTGCTAAGTGATATGAGTCCACGTGTGAACTCGCATTGTAACTTGTATCCCTAAGGAACAAGCCATTGTTTAATACTGGAGTTGCCATAATTTAATTCTTTTTTTTAGTTATTAATTATTATTGTTGTTGTTGTTTTTTTATTTTATTATACAATCAGTGGTAATCCTGCTACTACTGCTGTTGTTGCTGCTGCTCCTGATGATCTTCCTGCTAATGACCATCCATTATCACCCGTATATTGAAGATCTACTCTTTGACCTACTGCATTAAAGAGTATATTACTAGCTGCTCCCATAACTTTATAAGGGGTTAGTGTTCCAGCTGGTGTGTTTATACCTGCATCCACAATCACAGATACTGTAGTACCAGTAGATGTCGCAGAAGGTAAAGTAAAGGTTTGTGTACCATTTATTTGTAAAAGTACTAAACCAGATGTAGGGATAGGTCCATTATCTGTAACAACTGTTGATACAATTTTTTCAGCACATATACTACACCCTGTAGTAATTGCTGATACTACCCGTGGTAATAACACCTCAACAGTTACATCATATTGACGTTGATTAAGATCCCATAGTGCTTTCCAAATGGTACCTGGTACTGATTTAGAAACATCAGCTGAATGTGTTATTTGTATAGTACTTGTATCTACTCCTGATTTATAATAGATATTTGTTAAAGTATTTGATGATGCATCTTGATCTATCATAACAATATCAGTAGCTGCAACATATATTAAGTCGGTTCTACCTTCTATTGGAAACCCAAGAAATCTTTCTGAGTTATTAAGGCTTGTTAAGCCTGCATTTACATTATTTGCCATTTTTTTATTTGTTTGTTTATGTTATTAAAATCTTTTAAATATGTTTTCACCACCTCTTTGTATTTTTCTTTTTGATGGAGTTGTTGATTTTCTTTCTGCTGAAGTAGATGCACTCTTATCAGATTGAGTAGTCTTAAGCTTTCTAACAGTTTGTTCTACAGCTTTAGTTTCACCTTTCTTCATTATTTGATTTTTATAGCTTGTAGGATCAGCTAATAACCATAATGCTTCTGATACTAAATCATAATTTGGTTCTACAAACTGATACTTTTCTAATAAGTGACCTAAAAGATTTGTATTCTGTCCACTTATTGAAGGATAAGAAGGATTAACTAATCCGTTATATATAAGTGATTGTGTTTTCTTATCTACTTTAATATCTCCTACTTTACCAGTCTTAAGTGTGTTGTATACATTTTGCATGTAATTTTGTGATGCTTGTTCTTGTTGTTTTTTCTTCATCTCTTGCTCTTGAAGTTTTCCTGCTACAACTTTCTCCTGCATCTTATCTAATTTTGGCTTAAACTTTCCTGCTTGTTGTTCAAGCTTACCTAAGTCTTTCCATATTTCTATTTCCTCATCAATCTCTGCATCATTACCATATCCTGTTGCTCCAAGATATTCTCTTATAATGTGTACTTGATCAGATTCATTTTTAATATTACGTTGGTATGATTCTTCAACATGTGACAATGCTCTAAATAATCCTTTCATATCATCACCACCATCAGCAACATACTTTGCAGCTATCTGTAATTCTTCTGGTAGACTTTGAAAAAACTGAGCTGGAGTTTCTCTTCTTACATCATTAGCTTTCTGGTCTAAATTTGCTTGAATAAGTTCTTCAAAATCTTTAGCACTATATTCAGATAAGTCTTTATCATCATCAAATCCTACAATTTTATCATCAGCAATAAGCTTTGAGAAAACATCTGCCATTCCAGTAATTGGTTTTCTACCTCTTTTCTTTGGTTGTACTTCATCTTCATCAGAATCTGGAGCTAGAAGTTCATTGATTGTGTCTTCTGTAACTTCTTCTTTTACTTCTACACCTTCTTCTGCATTCTCTAGAACTGGTTTCTCATCTTCAACATTAAGATCTGTTGTGTCATCAGTTACTTCAGTTATAAGAGTTTCTTCTTTAACACCCATGTCTTCCTCATTAAGAAAGGACATATCTACTTTTGCTGATCTAGAAAACACATTAGGTTTTTTATCTACATCAGTCTCTTCAGGTAGTGTTATACTAGCTGCTCCTGGTGCACCTGTGAAGATGTCATCCAGATTAATATCCACATCGTGGACTTTAGTTTCTACAGTTTTTTCTATTTCTGCCATAATTTTATTTGTTGGTTTATAAATAATACATTAATAATATACAACATTTTAAAGGATAAACCTTAGAAATTTTATATAAAAATGTTTTTTTTAGGAGTATATAGCTAAGTCTTATTTCTTCTTCTTTTTCTTATCCTTTTCCTCTGCCTTTTTCTTAGAACTTACGTCATATACATTCTTGTTTTCACGTGCAATTTCAAGATTTGTGCTTGCTACATCACGTTGTACAGCAATTCTCTCTCTTTCAACTGCTAATTTATCACGTGTCATTGCATTCTTGTTAGTAGCATCTTCTCTTTTGAAATCCATTTGATCTCTATATTGATCTCTTTGCTGCATATCACGCATTGCATCTTGGAAATCACTCTCTTGATTTTGATTAACATCAGATCCACCACCATATCCAGCAGCTCTAATTTCTGCAACCATAAGATCTTTTCTTCTTTCTGCTTCAGACTCTTGTAATTTAAAGTCACGTTCAGCTTGTTTCTCAGTAGCTGCAGCTTGTAACTGCTGTTCTTGCATTTGTTGTTGACTTTGTTGTTCTTGCTGCTGTTGTTGTTCTGTTTTAGTCTCTGCATCTTTAAGTATATCAGAAACTTCAGCAATTGAATCTGCTTTAATAATATTACCAAGGTCATAAATACTTGCACCTGTTGTATTATTAGTAAGTGCCATTTGTTTTAATTGATCAAGAGTACCTCTATGATTTGTTTTAGTTGTGCAAAATATATTAAAATCTCTCATCAATAAGTCTGTACCATTTATAGTAAAGTTTACTTTTTCTGCCTCACTAGTAATATATGTTAATCTTACACTTGGATTTGTACTATTATAGAATTGTGCAAGATCTGTTCTCATCTGATGTACACGTGGCATAAGTTGATCTGAATGCTGTACAAAATATATTTCAGTTTGAGCATATGATTGAGTCATAGCATTAATAACACCTGTTGCAGTTTCTTGTGCAATAGGAGTTCCTAATCTTTGTGGGTTTACTCCAATAGCATCAAAAGCTTGTTGTTTAAAATGATTAGCTAATTGTATTCTAGACATTAACCTGCTTGATTGCTCAAGATTTAAAGTCTGGTAATGATTGAAGTTAGTTGCATTCTCAGTATTAGTAATAGAAGTATCTAATGGCATCATACCAAAGTCTTTCATTGCTACATATGCTTTAGCAAGATTATTCTTACCCCAGTCTTCACCCATAGAGTGACGTGGTAAAGCATTTTGATCAAACATGATAATAGTACCTAACTCATCTACTAGAATGTCTGCTATCTGGTTATTAACCATGTTATATCCTACTTGATATGGTTTCATTAAGTCAACTAGAGATGTAGATCTTGTATTTCTATCAGAGAATACTCTTCCTTCTACAGGTAACTTGCAACCATATAGAGAATTATCTCCTTTGAATTGGAATGGTATTCTTCCTGGCTTACTTCTATTAATACCTAAGTATATTGGATTAAAACCTCCATCATTGTTTTGTTGCCAATATGTAGGTAAGTTAGGACCAATTTTTACACCACCCCATACTTCATTAATCCATATCCATTCTATATGTTCTCCTTGTACCAAATTATCTTTTGTTTTTTCTCTAAATAAATTAGTATTGTAAATAGGTTTCTCAGTAACTTTGTATGTCTCGTCAATGATTTCTTGCATAACATCACCTTGTTCTGTTATCCTTGTCAAATGTCCTACCTTTCTTTGTGTCTTCCAGTATGTTGTTGTTACTCTCATCATATCTGCATTACCCCAGCTTCCTACATCATCTCCTTCACTAAGTATCCAATTTACTATATCAGCATCACCAGAAGAGTCACCCCCTGTTGTACTCATGTGTTGTCTATATTGTAAAGATGGAGCACCTGTATTCCACTTATGTGATTTACTTGCATCATAAAAAGAACCATCATTCTGTACACCTGTCTGTGCATACCTTGCTGAAATTGCTGGATATATGTTTTGTAAAGAAACCATTTGATCTTGAGTCATCAGGTATCCATATTTATCAATAACATCTGCAGGAGACATCATATCACATTTACCAGCAAAATTAGAATCAGATATATATCTTGAGTCAGGAGACTTATGATAAAATGTTAATACTGGATTCCATAATTCTACATCATAGTCATCTTCCATCATTTTGAAATGCCAGAATTCTCTATCTGCAACTAACATATCTCTAAAACCTCTTTCTTCTAGCTCATTCATTCTGAACCTTTCCTCATCTACTGCTAATTGATGGGTAGCCCATTCCTCAACCATACTTCTATAATCTTTAGAAAAGTAATCTTCTATTTCTGGTAATGTTTTTAAGTTCTCTGGAGAAAGTTTTTCTTTTGCTTCATCTGAGTTAGGATCTAAACCAGCATCTAACATTTTCATTAAGATCTTATTTTCTGCATCAGCTAATAAGTTTTCTTCAATCTGCCCTCTTTTTTGCTCAAGCATTTCATTATATGAAGTATCATCTACTGCTCTAAACTGAACCTTATGAAATCTCTTTGTAAACTCACCAGTTAATACATTAATAACATTTGGTATAATTGGATAAAACTTAAGCTCTAGTGCAGATTCATCCTCTTTTGTAAGAATATCCATAATATCCTTATACTCATTATCTTCTTCTATTATATAATCTGTCTTATCTATAATACCTTTTGCAAGCTTATAATTCTTTAATAACTTTCTTGCATTTCTCCTAAGGTATTCCATACCCCTCATCTCAATCCAATCTAGATTCCATGCAGCCCACTCATCATCCTTCTCTTTGGCTTTAATAAATTGTAAAGGTTGTGTAAGACTACTGTTTGTTAAGCCTTCCCCTTTGACTTTAGCACCAGCTTTTAGCTGCATTGCATTATATAATTGCATGTTATATTTTATTTAACGTTAATATATGTAAACCCGTGATCTTCAAATGTTGTTGTTGTTGTCCAATAATCTTTCATTATTTAAAGTTTTTATAAGGTGATTTTCTTATTTTGTTTTTATTTCTAGCTGACCTACCTCCCATATTGCTAAATGGTCTCACATTTAATTTATACAAATTTTTGGACTTATCCAAGTTATTTGAGTCCTGATTCTCTCTACGCTTAGTATATCCTCTATTTGATTGCTGTATTCTCACAAAAGCAACTAAAGCAGCAAAAGCTACCAGTCTATCCACATTTAGCCCAGGATAATATTGCATCATTTCTGTAAGTAACATCTTATCAGGAATTCTTTCCACTCCAAATGTTTGAGATATAACTTCTCCATTCTCATCTAGCTCTTCATCTATACCTTCTCTTATGTACTCAATTGCATAAGAAATAAGATGACTCTTAAATAATGTACCTGTATTCTTCCATCCATATTCTTGGAATACATTGTTGTTAGAACCTAAATCTTTTAGGAATAGAATCTGTTGTTTTGGAACTAAATACTTTTGTTTACGTTTAGCAATCATATGTTGAATAAATAAGGATATATTATTCTCAACTAATGTCCATGCTTTATACCATTCAATAATTAATTCTAATTGTTCATGGGTCTTATTTATATCATCATATCTACCACACCATGTTGCAACTACCTTTTCTCTTTCTATAAATGTCTCTGTTTCTCCACCTTTATCAGTTCTTGTAACTTCACATGCATTCTTATACACAAATATACTACACAATGAATCTGATGTTGTTGTCTTTCCTTCTGACACAGGGTCAATTGATGCATAGTATGTTCCAAATTGTGGATCTTTAACAGGCCTTTCCCATACAACTAGTACACCTGTCTTATCTTCAAGCTTTTTCTTTACTGGGAATGTTATTATAGGAAGTTTTCTAGTCTTCTTTGCTTCAATACCTTCCTCTGTTCTTTCAAGTTCTAAGAATTCATAACCATATTCTTTATCTTCTATTCTTTTTAGTTGTCTTGATATTAAACCTTGTGGGAATATTGCTGCTTTTCTATATGCAAATGCTTCAGCAATATTAATAGGTTTCTGAGATATACGTAATTGATATTGTTCTGGTGCTAGATCTTTTTGCCATCCTGATCTTTCTTCTTTTATTGCTTTTAAAGCTTCATCTATTAATGAATTTCCATAATCATCAATAAAAGGTGGCATTGACCATTGTTCAGGAATGAATAATCCAGCAATACCAATCTTTCCTTTGTCATCCATTAAGTCTGTTTCTACAGCATATATATCATTTGCTTGAGGGTTAAGTATAAACTCCTTAAGAGGATTACATTGTTGTAGATCACCAACAGAACCTGCTGCAATAAATTGTCCAGTAGTCATCATACCAGAAGTCATTGCAGGACGGATATACTCATATGTCTGATCCATCTTTGGTGCAATACCTGCTTCTTCATGAAAGAAAAAAGTACAAGGTCCACCTACTCCAGTAGTTGCATTCTTTTCAAATGAAGCTCCTTGGATCTTTGACATAAGACCTTTGTTAGTTTTTCTATTGTTTATTCTAACCTCAATCTTCTGCTCCCATAGTAGAACTTTTTCAGGACTACTTGGTCTATACCATGCAGTATGTTCATTAAGAAAAGTCTTATACTCATCTAAGAACTTCCAAGAACCTTTATCATTGATATAATCTTTTAGTGATGCTCCTATCTTACATATAGACCCTTCTTCAAACCAATATTGGTTTAAAAGTTTGGCCATATGAAAATATGATGATGCTATCTGACGTTTCTTTAGTATTGCAACATGTTTACAATGTAACTCAGCAATTATTTCATAAAGAGCCATATGATATTGAGCATCCCTGACTTTAGCAAAGCCATACTTCTTTTCTTCTTTATCAAATATTGGTAAGAAATTTAACCACATATAATAATCTCTTGAAAGATACCATGTGCTTTTCTCTCCAATATATAGTACTCCTTCCCTACATTTTTCTTTTTGATCATTCCAATATGTAATATAATCTTTTGATCTAAAAGGTTTATCACAATAAAACCCTTGAGAATTAAATAAGACTGCTTGTTCATTAAACATTAAAGCAGTCTTATCAAAATTATATTGTCCAGGCTCTTTAAATAGAGTAAGCATGTAGGTTATGAAATCTTCTTTAGTTTCAAACTCTTTATAACCCCATTTACTATCCTGATATGTAGGAACTTTTTTATACATCCATCATTACAGCAATAATAGCTGCTTCATCAATAACAAGATGTTCTTCTTCATCATGTAACATACTAGTAGTATTAATTTCTAGTGGCCATTGTATATAATCACCTTCTTTTACTTGTTCACACTTAGGTCCTGTAGATACAACATATCCCATAGGAGGTTGATGTTGTTCAGACTCAGGTAAATAGATTAATCCATTCTTTATCTTTTCAATCTTTGCATCTTGTTTAACGAGAACTCTTCTTCCCATTGGTATTACTTTTTTCATGTTGTTGGTTTTAAATATTAATAATTACATTTGGTCATATGCAAGTCCTTGCCCTCCACGGACAGAACTTTTTTGTTCATCTTTCATATCATTATAAGCACCCTTAAATGACTGTCTAATCTGGTCAAATTTTGCAGCAGTGTTTACTAATGATGTTAAATTTCCATCTCTACCGTGTTCTATAGACGTAGTTTCCATATATCTAGCTAGTCTATCAAGCATTGACTTGATTCCTTTATAGGCTCTAAACGTTGGTGTTTGATACATTTCTTTACACATGTCTACAGCTTGTCTTATCTCTACATCTTCAGTTGATTCTTCAAGTCCCACCTCTTCTATGATTAAATCTTCTTTTTCATGTTCTGGTATATTAAAAAAAGGATTCATATCTGGATCAGGACAAGTCATATAAAATATATACAAATATACAGATAAAAATGTATCTGGATATTTATCCATAATAGATTTTAATGATTTAATTGTATAACAATGTTCTGAAGGTATCACCTTTCCGTTTTGTATATCAAATAGTTTTACTAGCATTATTTATTATCTTTAAGCCACATTATTAAACTGTCTACTTTATCTTTTAAGTATTGTAGTTCATACATTTTAATCTCTTTGATGATTGGTTCATCTTGATCATTATACTTAGTTATTGGATAACCAAACTCATTCTCACCTTCCTTCTCAAAGGAAACATGTTGAATTATTAACTTGCCAATCTTCAATTTAGGGTTATGCTTCTTAATAATATAAGCATATAAACTTAATTGTAAGTTATAATGACTTAGATTACAATCATCAAGATCACTTACAGGATTATACATTTTTGAAGTAATACCCTCCCAGTTTGTATATCCTTTTTCCTTTATTTCCTTATTGGTTTTATAATCAAGTATATTAATCTTACCATTAACAATACTAACTAAATCAGCTTGACCACATATAGCTAATGATTTTAGATATACAAAAAGTTCTGGATAAACACCGTCCTCTAACTTTTGGTCTGGTGCAATCTTAATACCTGCCTTATCTATAGTAGGTCTTACAATAGGTAAGTTAACACCTTCTCTTTCAATAGTATTAAACTCACAAATGTTTTCTTCTCTTTGGTTATGATACCAATTACCTAAACCAATTGCTCTATCTGTCTCATTACTCCAAGCATCTAGTATTTCTTTTTGTGTCATACCATACCACTTAGACCTCTTATTCTTACCAGACTTTTTTGCCTGACCTTTAGCATCAAATTTAGGTTTAAACTTCCCTACAAAACTAGTAACACTAGTCCAGTTGATTTTATCTTTATCTAGATTATCATCTAGACTCTCATATATGTGACCTTCTTCTTTAAATATAACTGCCATAATTTTATTCTTTATATCCTGTTTTATCTTTAAATTGTTTTTCTAACTCCTCAGATAGTACTGCATCCCATTGTCCTACTGGACATGAAGATGATAAAGCTCTCAATTTAAAACCCAATGAGCACCCACAATCAGAACAACAAGGTTGTGTTCCTGGAGCTGCACAATTTTTACCTGCATTATCAAGAGATGGACACTCTTTACATATATCCCATCTTTCAGCTGCAACAAGTTCAACATCATCAGATCTGAAAATGTTATTTTTAACACCTTCAAAAATTTGATCAACATTTTTAATTGCAGATAATAGTTTAATTATTTTCATCTCTAAATTTATTTTTGGTTTCTAATTCTTCATTCATATTAGCTAATGCCTTTTCAAGTATCTCAATCTTTTCTTTTACAGGTATGTGTTTACCATATCCTTTGTAAGTATTTTTTTGAATGTTACCAAGAATATCCTTGTTTCTATTAATACTTTTTTCTAACCTTTTCTTTCTTAGTGTAAAAGTTCCTAAATTTGGTATGTATATTTTACTTGCATCTAAATCAGATAAAGCTTTTCTAACTCTACCATAATAAAAAGATACTAGATTACCAACTAAGTCAGCATGTGCATTGCATTCTTTTGCAATTTCAGGATAAAGATCTTTATACTTTTTAGGATTCAACTCCTAATAATTTATAATCCAATAATATAGTACCTTTTGTTTGTATCTCTATTTTTGGATTTAGTGTAATGTTCTTTTTATTAATTCCTGTTTTGATTATTAGATCTTTCTTACTTGCCTTAGTAATTGCATTTCTACAAGACTGTGAACTCTTAAATATCTTTTTATCTGATATAAGAGAACAAAACTTTGTAAGTTCTGCACTTTCTAATTTTGCAAGTTCAGATAAACATAATAAATCTGACAAGCTTATTTGTATGTCATTAAGAAAGCAATAAGTAAGGATTTGGTATTTTATAACCTCATCCTTACTCATCCTAACTTTTTTTTCTACTTTCTTTACTATCATTATATCCAGGTTTTTGTCCTATCAGTTTCTTTGCTTGTTATTAAAGTATAAGTAAAGTTGTTACTCCATACAGCTTTAGCTTTTCTACATATCTTCATAAACAATTTAAAATCATCATTAGATGCAATAACTTGACATCCTGCTGACCACTTATCCACTTGAGTTGAAGTTTTTCCAACACGGCTAGTAGCTCTATGAATATTGATACCAAATAAACCAGTATCAGTATTTTCTTTATTCATATTGTAAATATCATCTCTATTCTTATCTCTATAAACAGTTACAGGATTTTGTTGACCTAATGCTTCATACTTACCTTGATGCTTTCTGATCTTATGAGACTTAGGATATTGTCCAGGTTTTAAAATAGCTACACCATCCTCATTTAATATATTATCTACCCAATGGGTTCCAGGATCAGTGGTACAATCAAATTCATGATACTGCCACTCTCCATCTTTCTTATAGGATAATGTTATAGTGTCATCAAATTTATTTGTAACCATATCATCAGTATCAGCATTTCTAATACCTATAATATTTAAATTATAATCACCATTTGTAAAATACTTATATCCTTTAGAATCTAAAGCTCTTTGAAGCACCTCTCTCCCGTACTTCATTAGTCTTGTTTTTTAAGAGTTCTCTTTGGTGGAGCTTTAGCTTGATCTGCATCCCAATCTTCTGATGCTTGTCTTACAGCTTCTGATCTTGCACTGTTTATATCTTCTGGATTTCCTTCTTTAGGTCCTGACATCATTTGAGCAAGATACATTTGAGATTGTACTCTTTCAGAACGAGTTACCTCAATGTCTCTTAATAATTCCTCATATTCTTTCTGAACTTTAAGGTCTTTGATACTGTCTTTGTAATAAGCTGTTACTTCAGCTCTTCTTGCTTCTACTTCTTCTTTTGATAACTGCACCTCTTCATCAGAGTAGTTACCCGCACTTTGATCTGCCATAATATTGGTTTTAAATTATTAATAGTTAATTATAGTACAAAGATACAAAAAAAGTTTAAATAAATAAAGTGTAAATACTTTTATTTTATCTATAACGCCATGGGTGACGTTTTATATTTAATGATAACCATTA